TGAAGCTGACCGGTACCGGCGCCGGCCGCATGCACGTTTATCGCGACGTGCGGACCGACTACTGGAACCAGATCACTGGCGAGGTCAAGGCGCCACACCGGAGCATTCGCGGCAAGCGGATCTGGCAAAAGAAATCTGGCGCCCAGGTCGAGGCGCTGGATGGCGAGGTGTATGCCCTGCACGCCGCGCGCGCTGCGCGCGTACACCTGATGCGCGAGCACGACTGGTTAGAGATCGAGCGGACGTTGCATCAAAACGACTTTTTCAAGGAAGACGCGCCGGGCAACAGCCCGACCGAATCGAACGATTCTACGCAGAGCCGGATGGCGGACATCGCCAAAAAGCTCGCACGTTGAGGCAACTATGTCTGATGTCGCTACCCGATTGGCCGAAGCGCGCGCCGCGCTGCACGAGCTGATGCTTGGCAAGAAAGTGGTCAAGATCGAAACGACTGGGGCTATTGGCCAGGCCTTGACCTATACGCCAGCCGACATCGACCGGCTGCGTAGCTACATTAAGCAACTGTCGATCGAAGCCGGCGAATTACCGCGTCGCGGCTCGGTTCAATTTTACGGGTAATACCATGTCAACCATCCGACTACTGGACAAAGACGGCAAGCCATTGCCGCAGGCCATGTTTGGCGGCGGCGGTTACGAGGGCGCCCGTGCCAGCCGCGAATTGCTGACCTGGACGCCAGCTCTGCGCTCCGCCGATGCGGAGCTGCTTCCGGATCTGAACATGCTGCAGGCTCGCGTGCACGATCTATCGCGGAACTATGCCCTGGTTTCCGGCGGAATGCAGGCGCAGCTGGATAACGTTATCGGCGCTGGCCTCAAGTTGGCCGCAAAGCCCGATTATCGTGTGCTCGGCATCGATGCCGATACGGCTGCCGACTGGGCCCGAAAAACCGAAGCGCAGTTCCGTCAATGGTCGGAAGATATCGACTGCTATTGCGATGCGTCGCGTCAGCAGCCGATTGCCGGCCTGCTCGGCATGGCTTATCGCTCATTCATGACGACTGGCGAGATCGTCGGCACCGCCGAATGGCTGGATCGTCACCCGTTCAAGTATCGGACCGCGATTCAGCTCATCAACTCAGCTCGTCTATCTAACCCGTTCGGCGCATCAGATACCGATACCTTGCGCGGCGGCATTGAACAGACCGCGTACGGCGAGGCCGTTGCTTACCACTTCCGCAACGCGCTCCCGTCTGATGCTCGATTCGGCAGCGACACCTACACCTGGAAGCGCGTTGAAAAAGACACGCCGTGGGGCCGCGCTAAAGTCTTTCATATCTTTGACCCAGATCTTCCCGGTCAGAGCCGCGGCAAGGCCAGCATCGTTTCCGGCATTGCCAAGGCAAAGATTCTTGAGCGTTTCCAGAAAACCGCGCTCGAAGCCGCCATCGTCAATTCGATGTATGCGGCCGTAATCGAATCGGATTTCGATTACGCCCAGGCTGCCGAAGCCCTGGAAGGCAACGGCAAGGCGACCGAACTGGCGACCGGCGTTCTGGCCAGCCAGGCCGAGTTTCACTCGGCAACCGGCGGCGTACGCCTGGATGGGGTCAAGATCCCGCACCTGTACCCCGGCGAGAGCCTGAAATTTACCTCCTCAAATCACCCAGGCCCCAATTTTGCTGAATTTGAAAAGGCAACGCTACGGCATCTTGCATCGGCCCTCGGCATCAGTTACGAACAGCTTGCACGCGATTATTCGGACACCAATTACTCCGGCGCACGCGCCGGCATGATCGAAGCCTGGAAGTTCTTTACGCAGCGCCGTTTCAAGATCGCCGGTCGTCTCATGACGATCTGGTACGCGCTGTGGCTTGAGGAAGCGATCGACCGCGGCGATGTTTTATTGCCAGCAGGCGCCCCTGACTTTTACACCGCAAAAACCGCTTGGACCCGCTGCGCGTGGATCGGCCCCGGTAAGGGCAGCATCGACCCGCTCAAGGAATCGAAGTCCGATCAGATCGAGCTCGAAATGGGCACGCTCACTCTGGAAATGGCCTGCGCCGAGCGCGGCTATGACTGGGAAGAGGTGCTCGAACAGCGTGCGCGTGAACAGAAAGCGATCGCGCGACTCGGCGTTGTTTTAACCAATGTATCGGCCAGCGCCTCATCTGATGCACTTGCCGTATCCGTCACGCAATAACACCCGCCTGGCGGGCATTTTCTGGATCACTATGGAAACGATCAGCTATCCACACATTGCTGCCCGTATATTCGATACGCCGCTTTTGATCGAACCTGGCAAACTGCAGACAATCTGCGCGGCCATCGGCCATCGATTCAACCCGGGCATCGATTGGGGCATGGTGGATCCAGCACACGCCCGTTCAGCCACCCGATCGGATAACGGGTACATGGTGATGGATGGCGTCGCCATCATCCCCGTCGAAGGCACGCTGGTGCACCGCGGCTCATCGCCGGATAGCTTTTCCGGCCTGACTGGTTACAACAAGCTGTCGCAATGGTTCCGCGCTGCCATCGATGACGCCGCCGTGCGGTCGATCATGCTGGATGTTGACAGCCCCGGCGGCGAAGTAGCTGGCGCTTTTGATTTTGCCGACGAGATCTACAACGCGCGTGGTATCAAACCAATCACTGCCGTTGCCGCCGACTTGGCCGCGTCCGCCGGCTATCTGATCGCCTCGGCTGCCGACGAAGTGGTGGTTACGCGCACCGGCCGCGTCGGTTCTGTGGGTGTAGTCACGGCACACGCGAACTGGCAGAAAGCCATCGACAAGGCCGGCGTTGCTATCACGCATATCTATGCCGGAGATCACAAGATCGATGGCAATCCCTACGGTCCGCTGCCGCCGGAAGTACGCGACCGGATTCAGGGGGAGATCGATCGTTTGTATTCGCTCTTTGTCAGCACGGTGGCACGAAATACCGGCATGACCGAAGACGCCGTTCGTTCGACGCAGGCATTGACATACATGGGCGATGCCGCTGTCGATATCGGGTTCGCCTCTCGCATTTCGACGCGCGAGGCAACATTTACCGCATTGGCCGGCAATAATGCCGCCGCCGGCGGTGGATTCTTTATGTCTCATCAACTTTCGGAGAAACATATGTCGGACAAACAAAATCCGCCGGCACAGGCCACCGCCGCAAGCGCCGGCATGACCGAAGCCGATCACCAGGCTGCAGTTGCCACTGCAGTCGCCGCCGCAACAACGGAAGCCACTGCCAAGGCCACGGCAGAGGCTACCGCCGCAGAGCGTGGCCGTATCAAGAGCATCATCACGTCCGAGTCTGCGGCATCCCGCGCTGACCTGGCATCGCACCTGGCTTTTGAGACCGACTTCTCGGCCGCTCAAGCTGTTGCGATTCTGGATAAGGCCCCGGCTGCTCAAGCCGCCGGCAATGGTGGCGCCTCTGCCACGCTGGCCACGCTGATGGCCGCCCACGGCGCCAGTGGCGTAACGCAACAGGACGCCGCAGGCAAGGAGCACGGTCAGGAATCTGGCGGTAACAAATCCGCTTCGATCCTGGCTTCGTTTAACAAGGCAACTGGCCGCGCCATTGCCGGAACTGGGGAATAAACCATGATCGCAAGCAGCAAAACCATCGATAGCCCAGCTATCTTTATCATCGCTGGCGATACGCCGGCAATCGTTACCGAAAAGGGTGTCCTGAAAGCCGGCGAAAACCTGGCTGCTCGTACGATGATCGGTCGTATCGCTGCCACCGGACTGTTGGTGCAGTCGAAGGCCGATGCCACCGATGGCTCTGAACAGCCGATCGGCGTGCTGGTACACGCCATCGACGCAACGACTGGCCCGAAGCCTGCGCAGTATTACAAAGCCGGCTGCTTCTTCTCAGACGCCCTGGTCTGGGATGCCAGCTTTGACGCTACCGCCCAGGCCGTAGCTCTCGACAAAACCATGATCTCGGTTCGCTAACCAAGATCAATACTGGAGATCATTCAAATGACGCAACCGCAAATTCAAACCTACGATACTGTCACGCTATCCGGCGTTATTTACGGTATCGACCCGAACAAACAGTTTCTGTTGAATATGTTTTTCCCTGGAATGATGACATTCCAGACCAAGGGAATTGCTTTCGATAAGATCCTGAAGAGCCTCAAGCTGGCGCCGTTTGTCTC